GTCGTGTGGTCTGGTGATGCGATTCATTCGCGTTTGTTAACTTGTACTCTAAGAATCGAAAAGCATCACAACTGCGCTGTCAAAAAATTTCGATCACGCAGATGTCTCTGATGCACCAAGTTGGGGAAGGCAGTGGGCGGGCATCCAAAGTCCACAGCTTTGAGCCAAAAAACCGACTAGTACCCGTCATTTACACAACCGCGATATGGCGATACGGGGTCAAACCCTAGGAAACGAATGAAATCAGAGCCCGTTATCGTCAATCGTAGGGTTGAGGATTTAATCCCCTACGCCCGCAACAGCCGCACGCACAGCGACGAGCAGGTTGCACAGATTGCGGCCAGCGTGCGCGAGTTTGGCTGGACAAACCCCGTCCTGATTGACGGCGAAAACGGAATTATTGCCGGGCATGGCCGAGTGCTTGCCGCCCGTAAGTTGGGCATGGTTGACGTGCCTTGCATTGAACTGGCCGGGCTGACCGACACGCAGCGCCGGGCCTACATCATTGCTGACAATAAGCTGGGACTGAACGCGGGCTGGGACGACGAGCTACTGGCTATTGAGTTTGCCGAGCTTGCCGACGCAGGCTTTGATAATCTGCTAACCGGCTTCACACAAGACGAGATCGACGCGCTGACGCCTGAGCAGATTCCCGAAGGATTGACCGACGAGGATGCCGTTCCTGAGTTACAGGCCGAGCCAATCAGTAAGCTGGGCGACGTTTGGCTGCTGGGCAAGCATCGGGTGATGTGTGGGGATTCAACAAGTATTAATGCCGTTGAAGCGTTGATGGCTGGAAATCAGGTTGACATGGTTTTTACTGACCCTCCGTATGGCATGAGCTACGGTGGTGGACGAGCTGGCAAGATCGGAGGCACGGACGGCACGGTCAAAAAATTTGGCGTAATTCTTGGCGACACGAAGACCGGCGACGACTTGATTGCGCTGGTGCGTGACGCCCTAGCATCTGCTGTGACGGTCAGCAAATCCGGTTCCGCAACTTACGTTTGCTTCCCTTGGCGCACTTACAGCGAGTTTGAAGCCGCAATGGAGGAATGCGGCCTTAAAGCGTCAGCCTGCATCGTGTGGGACAAGAAGTCCATCGGCCTTGGGAATGCCAACTATCGACCGCAGCACGAGTTTATTTTCTATTGCAAGGGTGGTGCATGGTACGGAGATAAAGCGCAGTCTGACGTTTGGAGTCTGAGCCGAGGCGCGACGGGTAAGTATGTCCACCCAACACAAAAGCCAGTCGAATTGATTGAACTGGCGCTGGGCAACAGCAGCAAGGGTGGCGATACAGTTCTGGATGTGTTTGGCGGTTCAGGCTCAACCCTCATTGCCTGCGAAAAAACAGGCCGTTACGCCCGCTTGATGGAGCTTGACCCGAAGTATGTGGACGTCATCGTTCGCCGCTGGCAAGAGTTCACCGGCAAGCAGGCCACGCACGCAGCCACAGGCGCGACGTTTGCAGAGGTCGAGGCCGATAGCACACTGGCGATTGCCGAGGCCGCGTAATGACTGTCGGACGCAAGCCAACGCCAACCGCCCTGAAGCTGGTTAAGGGCAACCCCGGCAAACGTGCGCTTCCCAAGGCCGAGGCCGTTGTCGCACTGTCCGAGCCAACGCCGCCAGCCTTCCTGTGCGACGACGCGAAGGTTGAGTGGGGTCGGGTTTGTAGTGTGCTGTACGCCGCTGGTTTGATGACAGAGTTAGACCGGGCAGCATTAGGTGCATACGCAGCAGCATACGGGCGCTGGGCGCAGGCAGAGCGTGCATTGAATAGGATGGCCGCTAAGGACGAATTAAACGCCGCGTTGATGATTAAAACCACCAGCGGCAACGCGATACAAAACCCACTTGTCGGGATTGCGAACAAGGCCAAAGCAGACATGGTGCGCTATGCGGTTGAATTTGGAATGACACCATCGGCACGCAGCCGGGTAACGGCAACGCCTGAAGATGACAAAAAGCAAAACAAAGCCGCCAGCCATTTCGCATGAGGACGCGGCGACACGGTACGCGCTGGAAGTGGTTGACGGGAAAAGGGTAGCCGGGCCGCACGTCCGCGCTCAATGCGCGAGGCACTTGCAAGATATTAAAGAGGGTTGTAAGCGCGGGTTAGTTTGGGACTTGGCCGCATCGGAAAAGGCACAGGCGTTTTTTGTTGACGTCCTGAAACTAAACGGCGGCGACTACGAAGGCAAGCCCTTCGTCCTCCTGCCGTGGCAACAGTTCGTCATCGGTTCCCTGTTCGGCTGGCACGGCGCAGACGGTTACAGGCGTTTTCGCGTGGCCTATGTTGAAACCGCCAAAGGCTCCGGCAAATCCCCGCTTGCCGCTGGTGTTGGCATGAAGGGCTTGGTCGCAGATAACGAGCCAAGAGCAGAGATATACAGCGCCGCCACGAAAAAAGATCAAGCGATGATCTTGTTTCGTGACGCCGTTGCGATGGTTGACCAATCACCCGAGCTTAATAAGCGACTCAGCAAAAGCGGCACTGGCGAGCGCTGCTGGAATCTGGCGTACATGGCGCAGGGCGCGTTTTTCAGGCCGATCAGTAGCGATGATGGGCAGTCAGGCCCGCGACCGCACATAGGGCTTATTGACGAGTTACACGAGCATAAAACCAATACGGTTGTCGAGATGATGCGGGCCGGTACGAAGTCGCGCCGACAAGCCATGATCTTCATGATTACCAACGCCGGGCATAGCCGCCTGGGGCCGTGCTGGGGTTATCACGAATACGGCGCAAAGGTAGCCGCTGGCGGTGTGGTTGATGACGCTTTTTTCCCGTTTATCTGTAGCCTGGACGAAGGCGACGACCCGTTTGCAAACGAGGATTGCTGGTTAAAAGCCAACCCCAGCCTGCAAGACGCTGACCTGCCGGGCATGAAATACATACGCGAGCAGGTAGTCGAGGCTAAAGGAATGCCGTCTAAGGAGGCGATTGTCCGCAGGCTAAATTTTTGCCAGTGGACAGACGCAGAAAGCCCGTGGATTAGCGGCGAGATTTGGAAGGGCGCGCAGCAAGATTTTGATTGGCGCGATTTACGCGGGCGCAGGGCGGTGGCGGGACTCGACCTTTCCAGCACGACCGACCTTACCGGCATGGTGTTCTTGGTTGAGCCTATTGAAGCGGGCGAGCCGTGGAAGCTGGTTCCGTTTGCTTGGTTGCCTGATGTAGAGCTACAGCGCAAAGCCGACGCCGACCGCGTGCCTTACATACAGTGGAAAGCCGAGGGGTATCTAGATACAACGCCGGGACGGGCAATCAGTAAGCGGGTGATCCTGCAAAAGCTGTCAGCTATGTGTGATTTTTTCGAGATCATTGCGGTTGGTTATGACCGCTGGCGCATTGAAGACTTGATGGCGCTTGCAAATGATGACGGGATTAGCCTACCTGAAATGAAACCGATCGGCCAAGGTTACAAAGACTTTAGCCCGGCGATTGAAACATTTGAACGAATGCTGCTTAACGGCGAGATTGCGCACACCGGACACAAGGTGCTTGATTGGTGCATGAGCAACGCGGTAATCGAGCAAGACGGCGCGGAAAACCGCAAGCTATCAAAAGACAAAGCTTCTGGCCGGATTGATTTGGCAGTGGCCGCTGTAATGGCTGCGGGTTTGATTAACCAGCAATATGAATCTGACACCGTACAACAAGGCTTTGTTTCCCTGTAAAGCCAACCAAACAAACAATGAACCTAATCGACAAAATTGCCGCGTCACTTGGCTACGGCAAGGTCGATGCACGTCCGCAAAATGCGACCTATTCCGAAGCCGTTATGGAGTCTTTTGGCGTAGCGCCTAGCGGTGTGACGGTATCAGCTACCAGTGCGATGCGGGTGTCAGCGGTGGCCGCTTGCGTGGCAAAGATAAGCGGCGCAATAGTAAGTATGCCTCTGCACGTTTACCGCCTGAATAGCGACGTCCCCGACCGTTTGCCGCGTGACAACCTCTGGTATTTGCTCAACGAACAGCCAAGCCAGCAGTACACCGCGTCGTCAATGTGGGAGGGCGTCAGCATGGCCCAACTACTACGGGGTGATGCTTTCGGATTGATTCGACGTGGCTTAAATAACAGCGTCCGGGAAATCCTGCCTCTGCCTTGGGGTAGCGTCAGCCCAATCCGCACACCGGGCGAGGGCGTGCGCTATTACGTTACATTGCCGACCCACGGAATCAGCACCTGGTTTGAAGCGTCTGAAATCCTGCATTACCCCGGCCTAGGGTTTGACGATGCCACCATGAGAAGTATGTCGGTGATCCAGTACGGCGCACGCAATGCTATTGGCAACGCGATTGCAATGGACGTTTACGCTGGCAAGTTTTTCGAGGGTGGCGCGCATCCTTCGATCATTCTGGAAAACGATAAAAAAATGTCGCCCGAACAGGTGGCGCAGTTGCAAGCCGCCTTCACGGCCAAATATGCAGGGCTTGAAAATGCTCACCGCTTGCCGCTGGTTTTGACCGAAGGCACCAGCGCCAAAGCAATCAGTCTTTCCGCTGACGACGCCCAATTGTTGGAGGCGCGTAAGTTTCAGGTGCTTGACGTTGCCCGCGCTTTCGGTGTGCCGGGTTTCATGATTAACGAAAGCACCGGATCAACGTCCTGGGGCAGCGGTATCGAATCAATGGGTCGTGGCTTTGTGCAATACACGCTGCAGCCGTGGCTTAGAAAAATAGAGCAAGAGCTTAATCGAAAGCTTTTTCCGAGGGACACAGGCCGCTTTGTAGAGTTTTACCGCGATGCCCTGATCGAAGGTGATTCAGCAGCGCAGGGAACCTACTTCCGATCAGCACTAGGCGGGCCGGGTATGGGCGATGCGCATTTGACAGTTAACGAAGTCAGAAAAATCAAGCGCATGGCTCCGGTAGATGGTGGCGACGAACTTTACCGCGCACCACGCGACAAGCCAGCACCAGACACCAGCAAACAGGATGCGGCGGTTGCAGACGTTGCAAACAGCTTGCGCGAGATGCGCCACACCAACGAATTGCAATCTGAGCGCATCACGAATCGCCTAGACAACCAGCCAACGCCAGCGCCCATTTTTAACGTCGCTGCACCAGCGATTACGGTCAATGTAGAAAAGCAGGACGCGCCGGTTGTGCATAACACCGTGAATGTGCCTGAAAGCACGATCAATGTGGAGGCAGTTATGCCAGAACAACCGGCTCCAATTGTCAATAACACCGTCAACGTAGAAAAGCCAGAGCAAACCGTTGTCAACATTGCGCCTCAGGTCGTCAACGTAGGCGAAACAGTGGTCAATGTAGCGCCCGCTGAAGTCAGCGTAAACCTGCCTGACCGCCGAATTGTCGGCACGGTAGAGCGCAACAGTTCCGGCCAGATCACTAAAACGATTCAGACAGAAACGGACTTGTAATGGCAACACAGTACAGCGTAGCGGCCCGCACCGCGCAGATGGCGCAGCTAAACACGACCATTGGCATTAACGCGCAGATCATCCTGTATAGCGGCACAGCACCGGCCAACGTCGGCACGGCTGCTACTGGCACGCTGCTTGTCCAATTTGCAGGCAATGCAACCGCCTTCGGTGCGGCTGCAACTGCTGTACTGACCGCATCGGCTGTCGCTGGCGTCAACGCAACGGCGGCGGGTGTGGCAGGGTACTACCGCATCAATACATCGGCGGGCGTAGCTGTCACGCAAGGCACGATTACAGGCACGGGCGGTGGTGGTGACATGGTTTTGACCAATACCAACATTGCAGCGGCGCAGGCTTGCAACTTCACCAGTTTGACCATTACGGCATTCGGGACATAAGTGCCGGATAACACCACTCTTAACGCTGGCACGGCTGGCGACCTGATTGCAACGGATGAACTGACCACGATTAACGGGGCTGCTGCGCCTGTGGGCCTGAAGGTGCAGCGCAGCAAAGTAGGCTTCGGGCCTGACGGTTCGCTGCGTGATGTAGACCAAGCAAACCCGATGCCTGTCACGTTGCCAGCGGGCAGAAACC